CTAGAATTAATTACAACAGGTGAAAAGTCTGGTACCTGGGGTACAATTACAAATACAAATTTACAAATATTAGAACAAGCGGCTAGTGGTTATATTGCTGTTGATGTTGCATCTAGTGATGTAGCTTTAGCCCTATCTAATCATGCTGTATCAAACGGTAAAAATTTATACTTTAAATTTACAGGGACTTTAGCTGCAAATAGAACGGTTACAATGCCTGACTCTGCGGAAAGAGTATTTATAGTAGAAGATGCGACCGCTAGATCATCAAGTAATTATACATTAACAGTTAAAACAGTATCTGGCACAGGTATCGCGTTACCTATAGGATCTAAATGTTTATTATACTCAGATGGCACAAATGTAAATCTAGGTATAAGACAAAAAGGATATTACACACCAACAACTGCATATACTGCCGTAGATGGAGATCAACTATTAATTGATACTTCTGGAAGTGGTATTGGATCAGCTGTTACTATAACTTTACCAGCATCACCAGCTGTAGGTTCAGAGGTTCATTTTATAGATAGTGGTAATAACTTTGCATCAAACAATTTAACCATAGCTAGAAACAGTTCAAATATTTTAGGTTCGGCATCTAATTTAGTAGTGTCTACCAATGGCGCTGCTTTTACTTTAGTATTTGTAAATTCAGCAAGAGGCTGGGCTTATAAAGATAAAATATAGGAGCACGGATCATGGCTCTAATTGAGTACAAATTTAAACCCGGTATAGATAAACAAAATACCGAATCAGGAGCAGAGAATCGTTGGGTTAATTCTGACAACGTAAGATTTAGATATGGCCTACCAGAAAAAGTAGGTGGTTGGTCTTCTCTTATAACAGATACAATTGTTGGTGTTGCTAGAGCACAACACGCTTTTGTTGACATAGCTGGTAACAGATATGTTGCAATAGGAACAGATAAATTTTTGTTGTTATATTTTGAGGGGCAAGTCTATGATATTACTCCACTTAAAACCACTTTAACTTCTGCAACCATAGCAACTACAAGTGGATCAGCTACTTGTACAATTACAAAATCAGGACATGGTTTATCTATTGGAGACATAGTTCAATTAGATAGTGTTACACTACCAGGTGGTACAGGGTTTAGTGCATCTGATTTTGAAGATAAAAATTTTCAAGTAATTACAGTTCCAACATCTAGTACATTTACGATAACACAATCATCTAATGCTAGTGGCACCGTATCAACAGGTGGTAGTTTAAGTATTAAACCCTATGAGCCTGTAGGACCTAGAGCACAATCATATGGTTATGGTTGGGGTATTGCTGGTTGGGGTAGTGGTAATTGGGGAGAAGCAGCAACTGCATCTGACGTAACACTAGAACCAGGTTTATGGTCTTTAGATAATTTTGGTCAAGTGTTAGTTGCAACAGTATTAAATGGTAAAACTTTTACATGGAATGCTGGAGCTTCAACACCTTTAGACAACAGAGCGTCCACAACAACATCTGGTTTTGCTACAGGAAGTAATCCAACAGCAACAAGAGTCAGTTTAATTTCACCAACGACTAGACACTTATTACATTTTGGAACAGAAACGACTATTGGAGACACAACCACACAAGACGACATGTTTATAAGATTTTCCGATCAGGAAGATATTAACACCTATACACCTTCAGCTATAAACACTGCAGGAACATTAAGATTACAAGATGGCACAAAGATCATCGGCGCGCTAAAAGCAAAAGAAGTTATCTTGATCTGGACTGATAATGCATTGTATACGATGAAGTTTATAGGTGGTCAACTTGTGTTTGGTCTAGAGCAAGTGGGAACCAACTGTGGACTAATAGGTCAAAACGCTGTTGTTGAAATAGATGGAGCTGCGTTTTGGTTGAGTTCAAAAGGTTTTTTTCTGTATGATGGTACAGTCAAAAGTATACCATGCACAGTAGAGGACTTTGTGTATGATGATTTTGATACAACAAAAGGACAGCAAGTTGCAGCTGGACTAAATAACTTGTATACAGAAATTACTTGGTATTACCCATCAGCTAGTTCTGAATACAATGATAAATATGTTGTGTTTAATTATGGAGAATCTGCAGGTGTACCAGGAGGTGTCTGGTATACAGGAACAGAAGCTAGAACAAGTTGGATTGATTCAAATGTTTATCCAAATCCTTTTGCTACAAAATATGATTCTACTGCAGATGGCACATTTCCTGTTATAGTTGGTCAAACAGGTTTAGGACAAACAACTTATTTTGAACATGAAGTAGGCACAGATCAAATTAATCCAAATGGTACAACAACCACGGTTACATCATTTATAGAATCTTTTGATATAGACTTACAACAAAGGAGTAAAGATGCACAAGGTAAATCAACTGGACCAAAAATTGCAGGAGAAGTATTTCTAGCTATGAGAAGATTTGTACCAGATTTTAAAACATTACAAGGTAATGCTAAAGTTAGTTTAGATGTAAAAAGATATCCTCAACAATCTTCTACACAAACAGGTTTAAGTCCTTTTACAATAACATCTAGCACAGATAAAAAAGATACAAGAGCTAGAGGTAGATTTATAAGTGTTAAAATAGAAAATGATGCCACAAGTGAATCATGGAGATTTGGCACATTAAGATTAGACTTACAACCGGATGGAAGAAGATAATGACTAAAATAAATATAAGAATACCAGAACCAAAAACAGAATATGACATATCTAATCAAAAGCAAATCAATAGAGCTTTAACATTAATGAAAGATCAATTGAATTCTACTTTTTTAGATGAAATAAAACAGGAGCAAGAGAGATTCTCTTGGTTTTTAAGTGGCTAATATATATACAAATTCAAAGGTAGATTTAACAAGCACAGCTGAAACAGTTGTTTATACAAGTCCAGCAGCAAGTACATCTACGACTGCAACAACTAGTATAATTAAATCTATACTAGTATCTGAAGACTCAGGTAACGCTGACAGTATAACTTTGACGTTAACAGATACTTCTTCAAATGTGTTTAGTTTGTTTAAAACAAAGGCTATTTCAGCCAATGCAACAGTAGAACTACTAACACACCCTCTTATTATTACAGAGGGAGAGGTTATAAAAGCAACAGCAGCGTCAGGAAATAGGTTACATATCGTATTTTCTGTGTTACAAATAACAAGAGATTAATATGGCATTTACAGAACCACCATCAGTAAAATACGTGACTATAGACGGTAAAGAAGTACCGGTAGTTGAGTGTGAAACTGAGATAGTATTGAGAAACAAAAAAACAAATTATGAGTATAACTCTGATAAAGAAGCAGAGGACGATATCGCAAACCCAGATACAGATACTGTAAAAGAAGATGTTACAAGATCTGTAAAAATTAAAGTGGCTCACATGCCACCATTAGGAGCAGGATCAGAAGAAGATGGCAATAACTAGAGCACAACAGGTAAGACAGATGTTAAAAGCAGGTGGCGGAATGCTGGTATCACCATCTAAAGATGGTAAAAGACCAGGATATAGATTTGGGGATGAAAGAGACACACGTGGTTTTAGAGAAAGAGTTGATAGAGAGGTTAGAGAAAATCGGCGTAATGAAGACAAAGCTAATTTAAGAGAACAAGCTAGTGTAGCGAGAACTCAAGGTAGAACAGTTCCTACTATGGAAGAGGTAAGAGAAATAGTTAGGAAAGGAGAAGATGACAGAGGTAATCCTCTACAGAATAGAAATCAAAAAAATATTACTGAATACAATAAAAATTTAAAAGACATAGAAGAAAATAAAGATTTAAATTTTGTAGAAAAATTTAACGCAAAAAAAAGATTAAAAAATAAAGTATTTATAGATCGTAAATATTCTGAACTAGCTGCTGGCATGGCTCAAAAATATGGGTTGTCTCAAACGCAACTACAAGATTTATTAGAAGCGTACGGTAGAGATGAAGATCAAGTAGAGTTTTTTGGAAAAATGCAAGATATACTAGATATGGATCCTAGTGCTAGAAATTTAGGTCAAGATTTTAACGAAGGTATAATGAAAGGAGCTTTAGGCGCTATAGAATTATCTCCAAGAATGAAAAAAGGAGTTCCTTTATCTACCGCAGAACTTTTTAGCACTACAGATCCAACAAGTAGAATAGAACTACCTGGTTTTTTAGGTAAAGTTCAAGGAGATGAAAATTTTTCCAATGTAATATCAGGATTGAATAGACTACAAACTTTAGATGAAATAAGTCAAACACCTGGTGGTGTAAAACAAAGTGACATAGATAATTATTTTAATTTAACGATGGGTAAAGGTGGTATTGATCCACTTACAAATAAACCTGTAGATGCACTTTTTACACCTAGAGACGATGATGGTGGACCTTCTCAAGTAACAGACCCATGCAAAGGACCGAACCCACCTGCATATTGTTTTATAGGTGGTAATGCACCACCATCAGATGATGATCAAGATCCAACAGGTGGTATGGCATTTAGGTTTATGAGCCGTGGTGGTAGTCCCATGGATGCGCCTACGACAGGTGGAATCATGGACCTTGAAACAGGTAGACAAATGTATTTTTTAGGTAAGTTAGTTAAAAAAGCAAGTAGAGCATTAAAAAAAATTACTAAATCACCAATAGGTAAAGCTGCAATATTAGGTGGTCTTGCATATTTTGGTGGTGGGGGAGGTAATCTTTTTACAGCAGCAGGAAGAGGTAAATTTAGTTTATCAAATTTATTTAGTCTTACTAAAAATCCATTAATATCAAAAGGTGGAGAGTTTAGTCCAATGAGAGCTATAGGACTTGCATCACTATCACCATTTTTATTTAGCCCAGAACAAGAAGAGGATGACGAAGAAGTAACTTTTGATAGAGGCAGAAAATTAGATATCGCTAATATCAGAGCTAATCCTTACACT